TGGTACTACTCGTATTAACGGGTCATATGATATTGTCATTAACGATGCAGTTGATGATATTAAATCGGCTTCAGACTGGTCATACAGAAACAAGTTTGAATCTTACGACACCCTCGCCGCAGGAGATGGGTTCGGTTACGTTGGACAGCTTGCAGGTTATGCCAAGGCATCCGGCAAACGTGTCGGGGGCTGGTGGGTAGTCAACAAAGCCAATGGTCAATTCAAGTATGTCCCTGCTGATAATCTAGACATGGACAAAGAGATAGCCAAGATAAAAGCTACAGTAGCAACAGTAGAGGAGAATAAATTTGAAAGATGCTTTGAACCAGTACCAGAGAAGTTTAGAGGTAAGGAGACAGGTAATCAGGTACTCAATGATGGTTGTCGCTTCTGTTCTTATCGTTTTGATTGTTGGTCTGACTTAACAGAACGCCCAGCAGTTAAGTCACAAGCTAAGAATCCACCTACGGTAAGTTATATAGGTGACGTAATTGCCTAACGCAAAGCGATTTGCTGCAGCTAAGAAGTATGGGTATCGCAGTGGGCTAGAGCTTAAAGTCTCAGAGTATCTTAAAGAACGTAACATTAACTATGGTTACGAATGCATTAAGATTGAATGGGAAGACCTAGCCTACCGCACCTATACCCCAGACTTTGTGTTGGACAACGGCATAATAATTGAGACGAAAGGATTGTTTACAGCAGCAGATAGACGTAAACACGTTGCTATCAAGAAGCAGCATCCTAAGCTTGACATTCGTTTCGTATTCACTAATAGTAATAGCAAGCTACGCAAAGGTGCTAAGAGTACATACGCTGAATGGTGTATCAAAAAAGGTTTCAGGTATTATGACCGCATCATTCCTGAAGACTGGCTAAAAGAAAAGGGCAAGAACAAGCACAGTGCTTTTATCAAATACAATGGAACTAAAGTAAAAAGGAGATAACATATGGACATGCTAGAAAAACTACGGACGGAGATTAATGAAGAAGATTTCCTTATACGAGTAAGGCCATTTGCAAATGATGACGGTGGATGGAGTGGAGAAGTTGATATTTCAATTATGGCAATGCCAGATAACCCACTAGAAGATGAAGACTATTATCAAGTAATGCATTTTGCTAAGATGATGTGTGCTTCTGTGCCTGTCATGGAAGAGTCAGAAGATTTACGTGATATTGTACATGAATATGTAATAAATGTACTTGACAACGAGATGGAGATTGATGTAGAACTAGAAGAAGAAGCGGGTGTAGAAAAAACATATGATGGTAATATTGTACACCTTAACTTCAACACAAAGACAGGAGGTTCAGCATGACACGACACGAGGAGTATATGAAACAAGCTATGGCACAGTCAGAGGTAAAACAAATGTGGCCTGATGAAGATAAGGTTGATATGGTCAACAGTCCACCTCACTACAATCAATCTGGTATTGAATGTATAGCTGCTATTCAAGCTATGCTTGGGCCTAACTTTAAATACTATTTACAGGGTAATATAATGAAGTATCTATGGAGATTTGATTATAAACTGAAACCATTGGAAGACTTAGATAAAGCCAATTGGTATTTAGAAAAACTACGAGAAGAGGTCATGGCTGATGCGAGTTAAGATGTTTATAACCATTGACGTTGACGAGGAAGACTACCCAGTACCAGCCGATGGGCAGGTAGGTGAAGAATTAGAGGATGGCATACAAGAATACTTTTATGATATAGATGGTGCCAATATTAAAACAATTAGAACAATAACGGAGTAATAGCTATGATCAGTAACCAATTGCCTACCGACTACCAGAACTTCATTGCGCTATCTAGGTATGCACGATGGAAAGAAGATGAACAACGCCGTGAGACATGGAGTGAGACAGTAGAAAGATACTTTGATTACATGTCTAAGCACTTACAGGATAGCCATAATTACATGCTGTCCGATTCACTAAGAGGTGAATTAGAAGAAGCCGTATTATCGCAGCAGATCATGCCTAGCATGAGAGCATTGATGACATCAGGGCCAGCCTTAGACCGCTGTCATGTGGGTGGATACAACTGTTCTTACGTACCTGTAGATAACCCACGTGCATTCGATGAGACTATGTACATACTCATGTGTGGTACAGGAGTAGGCTTTAGCGTTGAACGGCACTGTGTAGAGAAGCTACCCACCGTAGCGGAAGACTTTCATCGCACAGATACCATTATTAAGGTTGGCGATAGCAGACCCGGCTGGGCTAAGTCGCTTAAAGAGTTAATTGCTATGCTGTACATAGGCCAGATACCAGCATGGGATATGTCTGACGTACGTCCAGCAGGTGCGAGGCTCAAGACATTTGGCGGTAGAGCATCAGGGCCGCAGCCGTTAGTTGAGTTGTTTGAGTTTGTTGTACAGAAGTTTAAGAATGCAGCAGGCCGCAAACTATATCCAATTGAGTGCCATGATATCATGTGTAAGATTGGTGAGGTTGTCGTTGTAGGTGGTGTACGCCGCAGCGCATTGATCAGCTTGTCTAATCTTAATGATGACCAGATGGCTCATGCTAAGTCCGGTAAGTGGTGGGAGTATGAAGGGCAACGTGCGTTGGCTAACAACTCTGTAGCCTACAAGACTAAGCCTGAGATGGGTACATTCATGCGTGAGTGGATGTCACTGTATGACAGCAAGTCCGGTGAGCGTGGCATCTTTAACAGACAGTCAGCTATCAAGCAAGCTGCTAAGAATGGTAGACGTGATACAGAACATGATTTCGGTTGCAACCCTTGCAGTGAGATCATCTTACGCCCATACCAGTTCTGTAATTTGTCAGAGGTAGTAGTACGTCAGAATGATACAACTGATACCTTAAAAGAAAAGGTACGACTAGCTACTATTCTTGGTACATTCCAAGCCACACTTACTAACTTTAAGTATCTACGTAAGATATGGAAGGATAATACAGAAGAAGAAAGATTGTTGGGTGTATCATTGACAGGTATCATGGACAATGTGTTAACAGCTAAGTCAGGTGATAAACTTGCTACCGTCCTTGAGTTGTTGAAAGATACTGCAGTGCAGACTAACGCAGCTATGGCAAAGCAGCTTAACATTCCACAGTCTACGGCTGTCACGTGTGTAAAACCTAGCGGCACTGTATCTCAGCTTACTGATGCAGCCTCTGGTATTCACGCAAGGCATAACCCATACTACATTCGTACTGTACGTGGTGATAACAAAGACCCAATGACACAGTTTCTTATTTCTCAGGGCATTCCTAGTGAACCAGATAGAGATAAACCAGGAAGTACTACTGTGTTTAGCTTTCCAATGAAAGCACCTAAAGGGGCAGTTACTCGTACACAAATGAGTTCTATTGAACAGCTAGAGTTATGGCTAACTTATCAACGACATTGGTGTGAACATAAACCTAGTGTAACAATTTCAGTTAAAGAACATGAGTGGCTAGACGTAGGTGCATGGGTGTATGAACACTTTGATGAAGTTAGCGGGATTAGTTTCCTACCTTTTGATGGTGGTACATATGTACAAGCACCTTATCAGGACATTGATGAAAAAGAATACAAAGAGTTCTTGACAAAGATGCCAAAAAGTGTAGACTGGTCATTGCTTCAAGAGTTTGAGAAAGAAGACACCACTTCAGGTGGGCGTGAGTTAGCATGTACTGCAGGGGTATGTGAAATTGTAGATATTGAAGCAGCATAGAAAAGGAGAAACAAAATGACAGACGAAAACAGAACGATTACAATTGATGGTAAAGAGTACGATTACGAAGAGCTAGAGGATAACCAGAAGAGTATGGTTAATCAGGTAATCAACTTAAACAATAAGGTTGCCCAAGCTAGATTTGACTTGGATCAACTAACTGTAGCACAGGATGCCTTCAGCAAGATGCTGGTAGCTTCTGTAAACGAAACCTCAGAGGCGCAGCCAGAGGGAGAGTAAGATGTTGTTTAACTTTTTGAACACTAAAAAGTGTATTGACTGTACTACTGATTTAGTAATAGGAAGTAACTGGACATCAGCTAGACAATCTCAGGGTAAGTATGTCTGTAAGTCTTGTTGGAGTAAACGAGATGCAAACCGAATGTACGTTAATGGGAAGGAAGTTTCAAAAAACCATCCATTATATAAGCCGGGTAGGTACAAAGCATTAGATGACGCTTGGTCTCATCAGCAGATTGAACGTACTACTGAAGGTGAAGTGTACATCATTGTGAATGATGCGTGGAAGGATTGGGTTAAGGTAGGTAAGGCAGTGTCATCTAATGACAGACTCAACGGCTACCAGACATCATCACCCTTTCGTGATTACAAGGTAGTAGCTACACTAATTACAGACAATCGCCACACAAAAGAAAAGGAGATGCATAAAATCTTTGAACACTTTGCTGAAGAACGTATGGGTGAGTGGTTTAAGATTGACAAGGTTAACGCAATTAAGTTGTTCAATTATCAGGTACAGGAGAATGTAGATGCGGCGTAACGGACTAACAAAGTATGATGCTCCACTTCGTATTCAATACGAGTGGGGCTACGAAGCATTCAAACGTGGTGGTAGGTTTGATTCAAAGGGTATCTTCCAAGAGATACGCCTTAACACTGATCCGAATACCATGCAAGCACGAGAGTGGCAGAGGGGGTATAATGATGCTTACTACGGCAAGCCAATGGCTTACGCATTAGATCAGCAAGAAGGACGCAGCAACAATGAATTTAGAAAACGAAGCTAAACAGTGGATGAAGGAGAGAAAAACAATGAGTGGTATTACAGCAACTGAGTATCAAATACGTGCTGCTGAAACTGCCATCTTCCCAAAAGAAAAAGCCCTTGAGTATATCACTCTTGGGCTTTGTGGTGAGGCTGGCGAGATTGCTAATAAGGTAAAAAAATTAATACGTGATGGTGCAGATATCGAAGGCTACAATGATAAGATGAACCAGATAGGTGCTGAGTTAGGGGATGTCCTATGGTACTGCGCTATGCTTGCAAAGGAAGTGGACATGAATCTTGGCAGCGTTATGGAAGGTAATCTTAGCAAGCTGGCAGACAGGAAAGCTAGGAACCGTTTACAGGGTGACGGAGATAACAGATAAAAAGAGGGG